AATTGCAGGATCATATACACTAAAACCATTTGCACCAAAACTATAAAGACTAAAGTCCATATTCTGATTTATCCCTGATGCCTTATCTACATTTTTAGTGAGGGATTTATATAATTCAGTTGCACTATTCCTTTTATTATATTTATCTAAACTATCATAAATATTTGGGGTTGAACGGTCATTCCTCCACCACTCTCCAAGCCCCCCAACTGTTGATACATTTGTTATTAAATTGTTATTTAAAACGTAAGGACTAATTCCACCTTTTGTTAAAATATTTTCATCATTACTATCAGTAAAATCTGAACTTGTAAATTGGGTTTGAAAGGTTTGTAAGTAAGGGTGAGTAAAGTAAGGGTTTGCAAGATAATCACTTGTTGTGGTAATAAGTTGATGTTTTTCTTTAGAATCATCAATTTCACTAGGTTTTCTAGCTAACGCACCTTCATCTTTATTATAAGTTCTACTTACTTTATACCCTTCAGTACCTGTTGGGTCAAAATCATCAGATAATTCTTTAAGGTTTAAAAGAGTAGATTTTGCTGCTAATTGAGTAGCTCTGTAAAGTGTAAGATTATTAGCAGTATTATAAGCTCCTGTAAGAATTTGACTATTTCCTTTTTCTCTACCATAAAAGAAATCTTGTTGTTGCTTACTACCTTTAGCTAAGGGGTTGTTTATTCCTGTTCTTTGACCAAATGGGATTTGAGTTTTTCCTACTCCTAATATAGATCCAGGACCACCACCATAGTCTAAAACAATTGTATCATCTGTAACTTGTTGTTGTTTATTATACCAAATATTTAATAATCTATTAGTAAATTCTCCTTCTACTGTAGCAGGTTGGGGTTCTTCTAAATATCGTGGAAATGGGTTTGCAGTAGGTCTAAATCCTTCTGTTCCTAGTATTAAAGGATCATTTTCAAATACATCATGAAGTGGATCTAAAACACCTGGGGTAGCTGCAATTTCTTTTACATCATTTGAAGAAGCTTGATTATTAAACTTTGCAACAGTTTCATATTTCATTAATCCCCCATTAACTCTTTGTGCTTGATAACTATCATTATCAAGACCTGGAGAAAATGGGTTTAATCCTAGTAAATTTAAATGTGTTCCTGAAAAACCAGCTCCAGATTGAAGTATAGTTGATGTTGGGAGATATAATCCTTGATTAACAGTACCTCCTGCGGTACCTAATCCTTTTGAAGCTTCAGTTTTTACTGAATTTCTAGATAATACATTTTGTTTTGCAGTAAATAATAAACCGTTAGGGGATTTTAAGTCAAAAAACATTTTGGTTAATCGACTTACATCATCTATAGCTTTAATAGGAGCCATTAACCCCCCACGTAGTAGGGAATCTGGGCCTCCAGTATTAAATATATTGGATGCATCTTCATCATAGTCTGGGATAGGTTTAACAACATAAGGTTGATTACTATACCCCCCTCCAGGTTTATCTGATGCTTGTCCTAAACCAAACTTTAATGACCTGAAATCTGTTTTTAAGTCAATTAAAGCCATATGTTATTTTTTTAAAATGTCATTCCCTCAGGTGCATTGTCTCTATAGTTATAAGCTGGGACTGCTCCGTTTAGGTCTAATTCTGATGGTGATGGTTTATCAGCAATAAATGGGAGGTTATTGATGGAATAAGTATCATGTAATTTTGATAATGCAAAATCTGGTACTGTTGGAGTTGCTCCATCTAGTTCTGATAAAACTGATCCACCTGATGTTCCTGTTAGTTTGTTTAATAATGATGTTGCCATAATTTTATATTTTAATTGTGTTTTGTTATAAATATTAACCCATTGTAGAAGATGATAATTGAAGTGTTTTTCCTACTTTAGATCCATCAATAAATACATCTCCTCCAGCTTCTACTAATGCTATTAATTTTTCTAAGTTTTTATTTACTTTTTCCATCCCTCCTTCTTTTTTATCCTCACCTCCAGCTGCTCCTCCTCCAATTAATCCTGAATTTATAAGTGATGATAATACTGGTAATGCTAAAACACCCGCTACTCCAACAGCAGTTAAACCTCCTGCTAAATCGTATAAACCTGAAGCTGCTACTGATAATCCTGGGGCTATAGATGCTAACTGACTAATACCAGCCATTGTACCTGCTACATTTGCATCTGCTAATTGACTAAATGCAGCTGCTAAAGGCATTATTGCTACTCCTAAAGCTAATAATCCTAAAATACCAGCCCCAAATAAGAACATAGTAATTGGATTTGTAAATATTAAACCTAAAGCTAATACTGAAAGTCCTAGAATTGGTATAGCTGCTGAAAATGCTAAAATAGATGCTGCATCTACACCAGCTAATAAACTAAAAGCATATGCTGCTGGGATTAATGCTACCCCCATAATACCCATTGCTAATGCACCTTTTATTATATCTCCACCTACTTTACCCATAGCAGCTACAGTAAGACCAATTGCAGATATTCCTGCGGAAAATGCTATCATTAATACTGGATCTGTTCCTGCTATCATAGTTAAAGCTTTAGCAAACCCAGCACCCATTGAGAATAAAGCTATACCTAATGCTACTCCACCCATAATAACTTTTCCGGCTTGTTTCCCTATAGAAGCTAAACCATCACCTAATCCTTCTAAGAATTTTTTAATACCAGAACCTTGTTTAGGATCTATACCTTTTGTTTTATCTGCTGAATCTGCTATACTTTTAGCTCCTTTATCTAATCCTTTAGGTACTTTAAAAGATTGTTTTATTCTACCTACTAATCCTCCTCCTCTTTGACCACCTGCTTTAGCTCTGCCACCTCCAGGCATAAATTGTCCTCCTTTATACATTTTACCCATTAACCCTCCAGCATTTTTAAAACTTTTTAACATTTCTTTAGCACTTTTTACAGAATCTTGTAAGTTGTTTTTCAATCCAACTGAACCTTTTATAACCTTACCTACCATTACTACTCCTATTGCAGTTATTAAAGGATATAATATATAAGATTTGGATAAAATAGTGGCAAATAATCCTACAACAGGAGCTAATGCTTCTTGCAGTTTACCTATTGCAGTATTAAATTGTTCTTGAACTTCTAAACTTTTTATTTGATCATATTGTTGTTGTTGAGCTGCTGTTAAAGATTCTCTATCAAGACCAGCTTCCATTTCTTTCATCATGAGAGATTTAGCTAGTTCATCTCGAGTCATACCCACTGCTTTGGCTTGTGCTTCTTGTTGAATACGATTCATTCTGCTAAAACTAGCCATAGTAATGCCTTGGTTAGCTAATTCATTTGCTACCCCTGCTAAATCATTATCTAATGCTAATTGTCGTGCTTTCTCTAAATTAAGGTTTTGACCAGTTAATAATTCAGCTTCCATTTCAGCCGCAATTGAAGATTCAAATTGTAATAATGAACCTGCAATTTTATCAACACCATCTAAAGTCATTCCTAAACTTGCAGCCGCAGTTGCAGCTTTTGCTAATTCACCTGGATATCCTGCATAACTAGCTGCTATACCTGCAGATGTATTAGCTACATCTTCTAAAACTTTTCTACCGTTAATTGCAGAATTATTTTGGGCATTCATAGCATTAACACCATCAAAAATAGCATTGTTATTGTCTTCAACAGACATCCCATGTACTTTGGATTGCATTGCTAATGAATTAGATTCTTTAGCTGATAGTCCTATTTGCTTAGTCATTAAAGCTACTTCAGTAATGTCTTCTTTTGAGAAAACATTAGCAGCATTCATTCCTAATTCTTTAGTTAATTCAGTAGCTGCAGCAATATATTCAGAACTTAAAAGGAGTTCTGTATTTAAGTCATCAAAAAGGGGTACTGTTTGTCCTGTTTGTCTTTGAAATTCTGTTTGGGCCTTATCTACAGCTAAAAACCCTTTAACCAGAGCTCCAATAATTACTGTTGGATCTGTTAATGTGCTAAAAAGATTTTTAAAACCACTTCCAATTCCTTTCAGTAATACACTAAGTCTTGATACTTTTCCTCCAGCTTCAGCTGCATTGTCTGCAAATTCTTGCATGTCAGCTGCCATTTCATCAACTTTAAGTGCTTTAGCAAATTGGGGAGAAAGATCAGTAAGTCCTTTAAGTAAACCACCAGCCACACCCATAGCTTTATTAGCTTCTTTTCTTTGTGCAACTTGTTCTTCTACTTGATCTAAAATCCCTTGTTCCCTTTTAAATTTATCGTTAAGGGTAGCTAATAATTCGTCTTCAAGGTTAGTAAGATTGTTCTTTTTCGTAATACTTTGTGCAAGTACTTTTAATTCTTCAACTGCTATTCTAGCTTTTGAAGCCTCTTTATCAAGTTGTTTGTCTGTAAGACGATTTAGACCTTCTTGTTGTTGGTATAACTTTGTTGTTGCTGCTGTTAATTTAGTTAATTGAGAAGAAACTTCACTTTCTAAAGTTATTTTTTTTCCTGTTAACCTATTGACATCTTTCATCATGTCAGTGTAGGATCTCAGACCATCAGCCATTTGTTCTTCTAAAGAAATTGTTTCTTTAAGATTACTATTAAGTTCCTTCTGGTTATTTATGTCTTCTCTACTAGCCACTAGTTGATTTTATTATAAATATAGGAAGGCATCATTTCTTTGATGCCTTCGCTGTATAAGTTGGGGGTTTTTTTATATGTTTTAAATGTTCAGGGGCTTTAACTTTACCCTCAGAATCTATCACAGTATCTCCACCTGAAGATTTGCCTGTGGCTTTTTTCATTTCTGCTGCTTCTTTTTCGTAATGTTCTCTCATTTTATTAAATGTAAAATTACGAAGCCAAATAGGCATGTTATATACGGTATGCCAATCATACCCTCCATTCCCATGAAACACTATCTCATGGATCTGGGCGAATAATGAAATTCTATAGGTTTGCGTCAGGCCAAAAAAAGTTGACAGTAATGGGAATCTCGACGTCCTCCTCACCGTCACTTAATTCCACTTGTGTTAATAAATTCACGTCAGGTTGGTGTCCTGCTATGTGTTTTCTAAATGCCCTAGCATCCATCGCTAAAAAGTATGTATCTACAAATTCACGCACTGTTTTACGTTCAGAATCTCCATTTACAGAAAGAATCATTTGTTTCATACGAGTAGAAATCATTGGATCTGCTTTTTTATTAATTTTTTTCAGACCTTTAATTTCAGCTTCTATTGCCATCTCATCTTTATGAGATAATAATTTATATGTAATTTCTGTACCTGAATTAGGCAATGTGTATTGGAATTCATTTACTCCTTTAGTAATAGAATTTTCATCAAATTCCTTATTTTCTAAAGTACTTAAATCAACTTCTACTTCTTCTCCCTTATATTCAAATTTATAATCTTTACCATATCCTAAGACACGAGCTGCAATCATAACTGCATTTTTATCTCCTACAATAAGGTCATTGTAATTGCATTTTGTTACAATTAATGCTTTTAACAATTTATCTAAAACTGTTCCATTTTGAATATATGATTGGTTTGAAAGAATATCTTCTTCCTTTGCAGTCATATATTTCATCTCAATCTTACCACTTGATAGGGGATTGTCTTCGGGATAAATTAACCCTTTAGAGGGCAATTCAATTGTTTCGGTTGGAAACTTAAAACTTTCTTCACTCATAATTTTTATTTGTTATAACTTTAATACGTGTATACATACTAACGATACAAAAGAGCTTGACATAAGCCAAGCTCTCTTTAAAAATATTTAACAGTTTTTTTAGAAATTTAATACTGCGTAATCTATAGATAAATTTAAATTAACAGTTTGGGCTTGAGCATCTGTATCCCAATTATATCCATCAAATGTTGCTTCTAATATAAATGCACCTTTTAATACCCATTCAGAAACTACATCACCAACAGGACCTAATACATTTACAGTGATATCTTTTTTATAGAAATCACTATAACCATCTCTACCTGTTACTGATTCGTGGTGTAATCTTACCCACTCCATTACTGCTTGAGCTCCAGAGGGTGTAATTGGATCGTAAAGTTTCATTGATACGTCTGCCCATTTAGATTTACCTTTAACTTTACGTTCTACATTGATGTGGTTTAAGGTAACTTTTTCTTGGGTGATTTTCACTTCTCCAAACTCTTTAATCATATACGATGGGATTCCATCTACATACATGATAAACCTATTTGCTTGTTTTGGTTCAAATGCTGTGAAAAATATTTCGTTTGGATCTAATACTGCCATTTTATTTTTTTTTATTTTTTTTATTCAATTATAAATATTATACCTTTAAACTCTTACGCTGGGAAAGTTGCTCCAGTTGGAAGAACATTAAAATCTAAGTAAATGAATTCAGCTGTTTTAGTTGGTTGTAAATAAATAGCACCTACTAATTGGTTTCTATCAATAACATCTGGTGTATTGTTAGTAGAATCCATTACTACCTTAAAGGCATATAAACCTTGTCTTTGTTGTACTGATTCCAAATATGGATTTACTTGACTTAAGAATTGATTTCTTGTAGCTGCTGTGTTTTGTTCAAATACTAAGTTATCAGAAATTTGAGAAATATAAGATTTAAGAGCAATTAATAATCTTCTAACATTTACTCTATCTAAAGCACTTGCTTGTGTTTGTAGTGTTTTTTGCCCAAACACTGTAACACCTTGTCCTGGGAAAGTTGCTAATGGATTTACTTTATTAGTGTATAAAGTATCTCTATTAGTTTGAGTTAATTTTCTTTCTGCTTGTCTTACTACTCCTAATCCACCTCGGTTAATACCTGCTGGTGCAAACCATGGTTCACTTACTCTATCAGTAAATGCGTAAACTCCCGGAATTAAAGTTGATGCTGGGACCCATTCTAATTTATCTGTATTTGGATCAATCATTTGAACCCAAGGCCAATATGAAGCAGCATATGAAGTATCTAAACTAGCAGCTGTGGTAGATGTTGCTGTTATAGATGAACCATAATTTTCAAGATCCATTACTATAATTGCATCCCCTCTATTTTCAATATTAGCAATTAGCGTATTTAATGGGGTTTTGTGAGTTGCATTCGCATATATTAATCCTGGGGCTGTGATTATGTTATAAACGTATTCATCCGCGTTTGCTAATAAATTAATAGCATCTGTATAATCAGAAGCTGCGAGACCTTGCGTATCTCCATTATTAATATTTTGGAAGAAATTATCTCCTGTTCCTGTAATATTACCATCAGCATTTCCAAATGAACCACTTTGGGCTACTGGAATTGAAGCAGTATATGCTGTATTTACAGCTCCATTATTATCAAAATAATCAGGTGTTTTTACATTTACTGATTTTAGTCTTATATATCTTGAAGTATTGGCAAAAGATCCTGTTGTTTGTAAATATGGATCAGATGAACCAGCTCCTAATAAATTAGTTGTTGTGTCACCAATTATTCTAGCAATATAATTAGATGATTTTGGATCTAAAGAAACATTAGTAAATGATTCTAATACTGATTTATTTTTTGTTGTATCATTACCTTGTCTAATAACTAAAGTAAATACACCTCTTGCAGTGTTTGGTGATGTAATTTCCCATCTTAAGTTATTTGATGTTCCATCTGCTAATACACCGCCTGCTGATTCAGCAGATGTGCTATTCATTATAGTACCTTCAGCTAAAGTTTCTAACACAAAGATATCTTCTGTTTCTTGAATATTTCCAGCTGCTAAAGTAAGTATTAAATCTGTACCTGTACCTCCAGTAGCTCCTAATGAAGCTGATGGGATTGTGATTGTTTCACCTGAAACATATCCTGATCCTGTAGAAGTAACTGTTATTGAAGATAATGTTGTATCATTTGATAATACAAATGTAAATACAGCACCTGTACCCGATAAACTTGCTGTTCCTGTAACTCCAGCAACTGTACCAGTTCCACCATCAGCATCAAACGAATTTGTTGTGAATGTTTCAACACCACTAACTAAACCAGTATTACCTTCTACCATAGAAGAAGTTGCAGGACTAAATGATCCTGATGCTACTCTAGTTACAATTAATGATGTACCTCCATTTTGAAAGTAATTGTAAGCTGAAATTGATGTTAAAAAGCTATATTGATCAGAAGCGCTAGAAAAAGTTGCTCCAAAATTAGCTAAGTACTCACTATAAGTTGTTACTAAAGTTGGAATATTCACTTTACCTAGTACCGTAGGACCTATTAAAGCAGCTCCTGCTTGTACGGGTTGTGATGTAATTTGAGATTGATCATTTTCTCTTGCTAATACACCTGGTGATAATAATGTTTCTGCCATTTTATGATTGTTTTATGATAAATATATTAAAGTTCCTCAAAATTTATTCGGTTGGTAAAAACTCACCAGATTCTAAAGAAATGGATCCTTTTCCATACTTTTCTTCTAGTTCTTTAGCTATAGACATTTCTTGTTGTTGGATTTCAATAAATTGTTGTTTTAAATTATTCTTTGAAAATTCTAAATTCATTATTTGAATTTCTGTTTCTCCTAAAACAAGTGTTAATTGTTGAAAACGAGATTTTAAATCTTTTAAATTTTTAATTTCTTCTTCAGTTAAAACTTTTTTTTCCATTTTGTTTATAAATATTAAGTTATTTGTTAAAAAATTATTTTATTAATAATACATTATTTGGTAATGGAATTCTAAAGTTGCGTTACCAGCACCACCACTAGCATCCATAAATTCTAATACCCCAGTTAAAGGATCTAAAACAACTGTAACTTGGGGGGCTACTGAAGAAATAGATGCTGAATCTCCCATACCTGTAAAAATGAAAGCATTTGAACCAAGTGTTTTTCCTACTAATTCACTACCACCACCAGCAGTATTAGAAAATTCTGTAATGGTTTGTGATCCTGCTGATAATATTGCAGTTCCAATTATTAATTTAAAAGATTTAATAGTTGAGGTTCCGTTATTAATTGAAACTGATCCTGATATTTCAGATACAGAGCCACTAAAATTAGTTGCATATACTGTATCTACATTTTTAGTAGGTGAACCTATATCATAGGAATCATCTGCTATTGGTGTGAAGTCTCCAGTATTACCTATTTCCCAACGGTCAGTTCCATCTGTTTCAAAAGAAATAGTTCCATTTACTCCTGTATCTGTAACTGTAACATTTGAGTTTAATTGGGAAATAGAATTGCTACTACCTGCCCCTCCAGCAGTTGTTTGAGAAGTTCCATCTGCAAAATCAATTTGAGAAGCTGAAATTGCTGAAGCTGATATTTCTGAAAATATCCCATTGCCTGAAGAACTTATATTACCTGATGCAGATATCTCTAAAAATATACCATTACCTGAAGCACTTATATTTCCCGATGCTGTTATGTTGGTAAAAGTTTGTAAAGAACTTGAATAATAACCTCCATTTAAAGCTGCTATTGCTGTAGTTGATAAAGAACCAGAAATGTCTGAAGATATTTGGTTTGAACTACTAACCATACCATTAAATACATTAGCATATATAGTTCCACTTGAACTTATAGTACCTGAT